ACAAGGCGGCTGGCGGGGGTTATCGAGATTGAAAGCGCCTCAAAAATCATTGAAGGATTGGGGCGACCAAAAATGGAGAACCAAAAGTGGTAAAAAATCTTCTGACACTGGTGAAAGATACCTTCCAAGTGCTGCGATCAAAAGTCTCAGCCCTGCTGAGTACGCTGCGACGACCAAAGCCAAGCGGGCAGGAAAAGCCGCCGGAAAACAATTCGTAGCCCAACCCAAAACAATTGCAAAGAAAACAGCAGGGTATAGATAATGGCTAAGACCACCGGAACCACAGCCTTTGATCTTGACATGAACGACCTCATTGAGGAGGCGTTTGAGCGTTGTGGTCAAGAACTTCGTACGGGTTACAACTTCCGCACTGCACGTCGGTCGTTGAACCTGCTGACGATTGAGTGGGCAAACCGTGGTCTAAACTTCTGGACTGTAGAACAGGGCCAGATTCCAATGGTGACGGGTCAGGCTATCTACCCCATGCCTACGGACACAATCAATCTCCTAGACATGGTTATACGCCAGAGTAACGCCACATCTAACCAGATCGACATCAACATCAGCGGTATTTCAGAATCGACCTACATGAGTCTGCCAAACAAGTTGGCACAAGGTCGCCCAATTCAGGTCTGGTACAACCGTCAGTCTGGTCAAGAGAACAGCACTACGGTTACCCTTAACGGAACCATTTCATCTACAGCCACTACAATCACGTTGTCTAATGTGGACGGTTTGACCACTGCTGGGTTTATTAAGATTGATAATGAGACCATTAGTTACCCCAACATAGACCCTGTAAACAAGGACGCTGGCTCTGGTGTAACTGTCCAAGACATTCCATTCCGCTTTATCCCCTGCATGGTGGCAGGATTGGCCTATCTGTTGAGCATGAAGTTGCCAGATGTTGATCCAAACCGTGTAATGGGTCTAAAGGCTGAGTATGAACAGCAGTGGGAATTGGCCCAGTCGGAAGACCGCGATACCTCTCCGTTGAGGTTTGTGCCAAGGAATTTGTTCTATGCCTAATCGGTTTGCTTCCGGTAAGCATGCAATTGCTGAATGCGACCGTTGTGCGCAGAGGTACATGCTCAAGGAACTAAAGACACAGGTAGTCAAGACTAAGCCATTTAAGGTCAAAGTTTGCCCCGCATGTTGGGATCCCGATCAGCCACAGTTGCAACTGGGTATGTATCCAGTTAATGATCCGCAAGCTGTGCGTGAGCCGCGCCCCGATGTGAGCTACCAAGTTTCTGGCCAAAGTGGCCTACAGATTTTGCTAACGGACAGCACCACTCAAGATGGGTTTGGTTATCCAGAGCAAGGTAGTCGAGTCTTTCAATGGGGATACAACCCTGTTGGTGGTGCAAGTGGGTTTGATACACTTTTAACGCCAAATAACTTGGTGTTAGCGATAGAACTTGGTACAGTTACGGTTACAACGACATAAGGAGTCGAACATGGACAAAGCAGATTTGAAACAAGACAAGAAGATGGTAGCTGGAGCCGTGCACAAGCACGAGAAGAAGCTGCATCCCGGTCAGCCTATGACCAAATTGGCCAAAGGCGGTAAAACCAACCTGCAAATGAAGCAGTTGGGTCGTGGTCTAGCCAAAGTGGCTAACCAGAAGAAGTCTTCCTTCACCTACAAAAAAGGCGGTTGATATGGCAACTTTTAGCAAAAAAATGATGGGCAAAGAAGTTGGTGATGCCAGCGTCTATGCTCCGCCCCACAACATGAATGGCGAAGCGGGTGTGGACATCAAGAACAGTGGCTATAACGGTGGCAATCGTTTAACCGCCAATGATGTAAACATGTCTGTTGGTAACATCAGTCGTGATCCATACAAAGAACCAAAGACCTCTGGTATTAAAATGCGCGGTACTGGCTGTGCTACCAAAGGCGTGATGTCACGAGGCCCAATGGCTTGATATGAATTACATTGAACTGTTCAATACTATTCAGTCGTATACGGAAAATACCTTTCCGGACTTTACCGCTTCTAACAGCGATACGGTTACGCCTACTGAACAGATCAATCGGTTCATTGAACAAGCTGAATTACGCATCTATAACACGGTGCAGTTTCCGTCTCTTCGCAAGAACATGACTGGCAACATCACGTCAGGTAACAAGTACCTCAAAGCTCCGGATGACTATCTTGCTACATATTCTTTGGCTGTGATAGATGCGTCTGGTAACTACGAGTACTTGTTAAACAAAGACGTAAATTACATTCGGCAGGCATTCCCCAATCCGACTACAGATACTGGGATTCCAAAGTACTATGCGTTGTTTGGCCCCTCTGTGCAAAGCAGTGTCATTACAAACGAGTTGACGTTTATTCTTGGCCCAACACCTGATGCGGCGTATACAGCGGAACTGCATTTCTACTACTACCCTGTGTCTATTGTGCAGGCGGTGATCTCATCTTTTGGGACACTGACAGGTGGTTCTGGCTACACCAATGGTCTGTACTACAACGTGCCGTTGACGGGCGGTAGTGGCTCTGGCGCTTATGCAGATATCACTGTAAGTGGCGGCGCTGTAGTAGGAGTTGTTATCCGCAACGGTGGGTGTTTGTACAAAGTAGGCAATGCGTTGTCAGCGGCAGTGGCTGATATTGGCGGTACAGGGACTGGGTTTTCTGTTCCCGTAGCTACAGTGTCAAACGTAACTGGCACTTCATGGCTGGGCGATAACTTTGACACAGTGCTCTTGTATGGCTCACTGGTTGAGGCTTATACCTACATGAAGGGCGAAACAGATATGCTTGCCCTATACGATGGCAAATACAAAGAAGCCCTTGCACAAGCTAAACGTTTGGGTGATGGTATGGAGCGTCAGGATGCCTATCGTTCTGGTCAATATAGACAGGCGGTGACCTGATGGCTTTCACAGGTAATTACTCCTGCAACACGTTGCGGACTGGCTTGATTAACGGGACGTTGAATTTTTCAACTGACACGTTTTATTTGGCGTTGTATACCAATTCTGCTACTTTGAATCAGCTTACGACAGCTTACACCTCTGATGGTGAGACTTCCGGCGGCAATTATGCGGCTGGTGGGCTGGTAGTGACGGCGACAGTGAATACTGCGCTTAGTTCAAACAGCAGTACTATTTACGTTAACTTTTCCAGCCCAGCGTGGACTGGTGCTATTACGGCTCGTGGCGCGTTGATTTATAAAGCCGGAGCTAATGGCGCTGTTTGTGTTCTGGACTTTGGGAATAACATAACATCGACTGGCACTTTCACTGTAACGATGCCTGCTAACACTAGCTCGGCTGCACTCATTAGACTTGTATAGGAGAAAACATGGCACTGGTCACAACCACCAAAGGCGAAATGGACGATTCTCTTCTTGAGAAAAAAGAAGGCTTCGTTGATAATGACAACGAATACACGACTTGGGTTGAGTATTGGTTAGATGGCGAACTTGTTCACCGCTCTGCCCATGTCGCCCTGAAACAATCCGTAACATTAGCCGCTGAAGCGGCATCTTTTAACTAAGGAGCCTAACATGGCAAATACCCAAGCAATGACAACAAGTTTTATGGGCGAGTTGATGACCGCAACCCATAACTTTGGCACTGCCCCTGTTCGCGCAACCGGCGCAACTGATTCGTTTAAAGCTGCATTGTTTTTAGCGTCAGCTACGCAAAATGCTAGTACAACTGCTTATGGGACTTCCGGCGAAGTATCTGGTGCTGGTTACTCTGCGGGCGGCGTTGCGGTTACATTTGGCACGCCCCCTACGGCCACTAATTCCTCCGCCACTGCGGGCGTTGCATTTGTTACGCCTTCAGCCAGTATTACTTATACCGGCGTGACTTTGACTACAGCTTTTGACGCTGTGTTGATTTACAACTCAACTCAAAGCAATAAAGCGGTGAGCGTCCATACCTTTGGTTCACAAACAATTACCGCTGGTACGTTTACCCTGACAATGCCTGCGAATACAACTTCGACTGCTTTGATTCGTCTGGCTACAACCTAATAGGGCCGGTGGGGTAACTCACCGGAGTAGCCATGTTCGGTATCTCCGCATTTGCCGAAGCGCCATTTGCCTCGCTTGCGGGGCAGACAGTAGTCGTTGCTCTTACCGGCGTTCAGGCATCTGGCGCGGTAGGAACAGTCTACACCCATAGAATTAACAAGCGTTTTAGCGGCAGGTGTAGTTGGTACAGTTGGAGTTGAAAGCTCTTTAGCTCTTACGGGCGTATCCGCTACGGGCGAAGTTGGTACAGTTACATACAATGAAACTGATGCGCTAACAGGTGTAGAGGCTACGGGAGCAGTTGGTTCAGTTACTGCTACTACACTGTCTGTAGAATTAAGTGGTGTTGCGGCTGCTGGCGAAGTTGGTACTGTAGGTGTTACACAAACTGGCGCTGAGAATGGCGTATTGGGGATTGGTAATGTAGGTACTGTTGGGCCTGATATTTCAGTTGCTCTGACTGGCGTTGAGGCTTCTGGCTCAGTTGGTACAGTCATATTCTATGTTGTCTATGAACGGGCTTTAACGAGTGTCTCCGCAGAAGGAGCTGTTGGCTCAGTCGGGGGAGCATCGGACAGGTCTGTTGAGTTGTCTGGGGTTGGTGCTTCTGGGGAGCTTGGCACTACCGGTGTTTTGCACGAGAATGCGCTTAATGCGGAAGGCGGCTGGGGTTCGGGTACATGGGGCGAGTATGGTTGGGGTGAAGGCCCAGTTAATACAACGTTCATTAGTGGGCAAGTTGGCAACGTTTCTTCGGGTAATGCCCCCGCCCTGACAGGCGTAGAAGCAAATGGTTTTGTTGGTATGTTCGGCGTTATCCATATCAATGGACTGCTGGGCGTAATGGCGCGGGGGAATGTAGGAAATGTTTCTAATTATTTCTGGACAACTATTGATGACAATCAGATTCCGGACTGGCATAATATCAACGACTCCGATACCGCCGACTGGGCGCTGATTGAAACGGAAGATGCGTAGCATGAGTAAGGATGCAATATGGCTCTAGTGTTAGCAGACCGCGTTAAAGAAACCACTACCACGGCTGGTACGGGGACAGTGACTCTGCTTGGTGCTGCCACAGGGTTTCAATCTTTTGCAGCGGTTGGTAACGCCAACACAACCTACTACACCATTGCAGCCCAAACAAGTACTGAGTGGGAAGTGGGTATTGGCACATATACGTCTTCGGGCACTACACTCTCCCGTACAACTGTTTTGTCTTCAAGCAACAGTGGCAATTTGGTTGATTTTACGGCAGGTACAAAAGACGTATTTGTAACTTACCCATCCAGCCGTTCTGTTTATGCTGATGGCACAACGCTAAAAGCCACTAATAACTCAATTCTTCCGGTGGCTAACGGTGGTACTAACGCATCAACTGCCAGTATTACGTCATTTAATAACATTACAGGATACTCAGCCGCTGGTGCAACGGGAACAACGACTACCAATTTAGTATTCTCTACCAGCCCAACGCTGGTAACTCCTATTCTTGGAACGCCTCAGTCAGTAACATTGACAAGTGCTACAGGCTTACCCCTGACCACAGGTGTGACGGGTACACTTCCAATCGCTAATGGTGGCACCAATTCAACTTCAGCCCCTACGGCTGGCGGCGCGGTTTATGGCACAGGCACGGCATACGCAATTACTGCGGCGGGTACTTCGGGTCAGGTGTTAACATCAAATGGAGCTTCTGCACCAACATTCCAAACAAGCACGGCAGCGTCAAAATCATATGCGCAGGCAATGCGGATTCTGGCTATTTAAAGGAACGATATGGCAGTAACAAACTTTTCCCCCCTCCTTGGTCTGGCCCTGCCGACTACGGGAGATTTGTCTGGTACATGGGGTACTGTAGTCAATGACTCCATCACGGGTCTTATTGATTCGGCGGTTGCTGGTACGACTACGCTTTCAGTTGATGCGGATGTAACTCTTTCAACGACCAACGGCGCGGCTAACCAAGCACGTAATGCCATCATCTTGTGGACAGCCAGTAACGGCGCAACCACTCGGAACATCACGGCTCCGGCCCAAAGCAAAGCCTATTTGGTTATCAACGCTGGCACTGGCTCTATTGTTATTCGCGGCTCTGGCCCAACGACTGGCGTAACGGTTGCCTCGGGTGTTCGCGCCTTGGTTGCGTGGAACGGCTCTGACTTTGTAAAGATTGTCAGTAACCCTGTCGTTCTTACCACTGATGTTTCTGGTATTCTTCCAGTAGCAAATGGTGGTTCGGGTACAGCCACCCCAAGTTTGGTTCAAGGTTCAAACGTTACTATCACAGGTTCATGGCCTAACCAAACTATTACCGCCGCTGCTGGTGGTATTACCGCTGGTATGTCTATTTCTTTTGCAATGATTTTCGGTTTTTAAGGAGCTATAAATGGCCAATCCAAATATTGTCAACGTCACCGCCATTTATGGCACGACAACCTTTCTTGCACCAGCTAACACTACAGCCAACGTGCTGTTGTCAAATGCTGCGTCTTCTGGTCTGGTCTACAAGATCAATCAGATCGTATGCGCAAATGTCACGGGTTCTGCGGCTAATACAACTGTTTCAATTGACAACGCCGCCGCTGGCGCTGGTACAGATTTTCCAGTTGTGTCAGCAGTGTCTGTTCCAGCTAATGCGTCACTGATTGCTGTAGATAAAACAACGGCTATTTACTTGATGGAGAACCAATCTATTACTGTGACTAGCGGTACAAGCTCTGCCATCTCGTACACGATCAGCTACGAATCCATCGCAAGTTAAGGGGGTAACCCATGTCGATGCGCTATAAAGGTGGGGTAATCTCCGCCACTGCACCAACAACCTCAACCAGCACGGCCAAGGGTATTTGGACGACTACTCAGCAGATGCAAGCTGTTGGTGCGAGTGTTTGGCCCAGAAGCCCCGGCGCTCCTACGATTGGTACGGTTACCACATCAGGGTTCACTGCCTCTGTTCCGTTTACTGCTCCTACTGATTTAGGTGCAGGTTCAGTTACTTATACTGCTAC